ACACAAAAACCAACCTATTCAAATGATGTACCAAGCTAATTTAATACTATTATGAAATATATTTTATACGATACAGACGAGGCATGGAATGCGAGTAACGATGCAATGAATACTTTCTTTGGTTTACCTGACAACAACGGAAACGAAAGGTACGCTGAAATTCAACAAGTTGACAATTTAAGTCACAACGATTTCGGTAAGTATATTTTTCCTGTCACCACACAAGGTAGCTTCATCACAGTAGATAAATTCAATGTTAGCGAGATGGTAGAATTTGATCCTACTTGGACTTCTGACGAACCTATCTAAGATGCACGAAACAGCTCAAGGGCTATATCATAGCTTAGAGAACCAAAGGTGGTCTTTCTTGGATCGAGGTAGAACCTCATCTGAGTTGACTATTCCTTACATTATGCCACCTGATGGTCATAACTACGCTACTAAGTATTACACACCATATCAAGGAGTAGGAGCTAGAGGAGTTAACAACTTGGCTTCTAAGTTATTGTTAGCACTGTTACCACCTAACGCACCATTCTTTCGTCTTGTTATAGACAGGTACGAATTAGATAAAGCAAAGCAGGAACTAGGATCAGAGGGAGCAGAGCAACTACGATCTGACTTAGAGAAAGCATTATCAGATGTAGAACGAAGTGTATCTCAAGAAGTAGAAGTAGAAGCATTTAGAGTAGGAGTGTTTGAAGCTTTAAAGAATTTATTAGTAACAGGAAATACATTGTTATACTTACCTGATGATGGTGGTATGAGAGTATTCAGACTGGATCGTTATGTAGTTAAAAGAGACCCAATGGGTAATGTAACACACATAGCTATCAAGGAAACTGTTGCTCCTATGATGTTACCTGAATCTGTACGAGAAGAAGTCTATCGTCAAGAGAAAGAAAATACTTGTGATCTATATACTTCTGTAGTTAGAGAAGGTAATGAATTTGTAGTACAACAAGATGTAAAGGGATTAGTCATTGAAGAGTCAAGGGGTAGATACCCAATAGAAAAGACTCCATTCCTACCACTCAGATATACCAGGATAGATGGTGAGGACTACGGCAGAGGATTTGTAGAGGAGTACATTGGAGACCTTAAGTCTTTGGAAGCTCTGACTAAAGCTATCGTAGAGGGTAGTGCAGCAGCAGCCAAGGTATTGTTCATGGTTAATCCTAACGGTACTACCAGGGCTAAGACATTATCTGAATCTCCTAACGGTGCTATTGTACAAGGGTCAGAAGGAGATGTATCTGTATTACAACTTAACAAGTTCAATGACTTCAGGACTGCACAGTCAGTAATGAATGGAATCAGTGATAGATTGTCACAGGCATTTCTATTGAACAGTGGTGTAGTCAGAGATGCAGAACGAGTAACAGCAGAGGAGATAAGAATGTTATCTCAAGAGTTGGAAGCTGCATTGGGTGGTCTTTATTCGTTACTGTCTCAGGAGTTTCAAATGCCTGTGGTTACTAGGTTAATGGCTAGGATGTCCAAGGAGAAAAGATTACCTAAGCTACCTAAAGACATTGTTAAACCTACTATTGTTACTGGTGTTGAAGCATTGGGACGAGGTAATGACTTACAAAAACTTGATCTATTCCTTGCAGGTGCTAATCAAATCGTTGGTCCACAAGCAGTTGCAGAGTATGTTAATGTATCTGACTACTTCAAAAGAAGAGCCACAGCATTAGGCATCGAGACTGAAGGATTAATCAAGACAGAAGAAGAAATTCAACAAGCTATGCAGATGGCACAACAACAAGAGATGATGATGAAGTTGGGTCAACCTGCTGTAGCACCTGCTATCAATGCTGCACAGGAGCAGTACATGGCTAGTCAACAACAACAAGAAGAGTAAAGAAAGATTATGGCTGGTACTAAATTAGACCCTAAAGAAGAATCTAAGTTTAAAGATTGGTGGGAAAAAGATAAAAAAGTTAAAGCTTGGAGAAATGAGTTTAAAAAAGATTTTGGATTTGAACCAAGTCCTAATAGTCCTGGTTATGATTATAGAGGTGCATGGAAAGCAGGGATAAAGCCTGAACCTACTTATGAGCCTGAAAATAAAAAAACAAGACATCACTGGGGAAGCATAGGTGTAGGAGGTAAGGATTTAAAAAGTAAAGACCACCCAACTAGATGGAAGTCTGACTACATGAAATTGACTGGAGTTAATCCTGATAAAGAAGGTATATCAGAAGAGGAAGGCAAGAGGATGCTTAGGAAATCTTTAAGATTAAAAAACAAATGAATTTATTAATAACCTATAAAGAGAGATAACAATGGCTGAATTACACCGAGTAGAGATAAATGAGAAAGCACCACAGGAGATTGACCCTGAATCAGAGGAAGCTGTTGAGGCAGTACCAGAAGAACAAACACAACAGGATAGACCTGATTGGTTACCTGAGAAATTCAAGAGTGCTGAGGACATGGCTAATGCCTATAGTGAACTTGAAAAGAAATTGGGATCGAACGAACAAGAAGAACAACAACAACCAGAAGAAGAGCAAAGCGATGAACAACAAGAGGACACCGATACAAAAAACACGAATACTAATACTGTTATTGCTGAAGCTAGTAAAGAGTTCTTTGAGAATGATGGTGTTATATCTGAAGAGACCTATAAGAATCTTGCTGAGGTTGGGTTACCGAAGGAGTTGGTAGATAGCTACGCTGCTGGTCAACAAGCATTGATGCAAAGTGAAGAAGGAAGTATCAAAGCTGTAGCAGATGGTAATTGGGATCAAATGGCAGAGTGGGCATCGAACAATCTTACACCTGAAGAGATAAATACTTTTGATGATATAGTACAGAACGGAACAGTTGACCAAGCAAAGCTTGCAGCTAAAGGACTGTACGCACAATACAAGGCAGAGAATGGAGTTGCACCTAGACTGACACAAGGTTCAGTGACTGGTTCTGCTACTATGCCTTTCAAGTCTAATCAGGAACTTGCTCGTGCAATGTCTGATCCTCGATATAAAAGTGGTGACAAAGCTTATCACGAAGAGATTGACAGACGCATCGCAGTAAGTAACAATTACCTTTAATTAGTTTTGCTCGTAGAAAAGCCTTGGACTCCACTTATTTTTCTCCCAGTTTTTTGGTTGCTGGTTTTTTTAGGTGGATGTTCCAAGGCTACTTTCTACCCATTAGCTGGTAGTGTAGGCGGTGCAACTGTAGGAGCTTTAGGCGGTCCTGGACCTGCTGCTGGTGGTGCTGCGTTAGGATGGGGAGTAGGAAAGAGTGCTCAGTTAATGGAGGAAAACCAAGGACTAGCTAAGAAGGCTAAGGCTTTATCTGAAGGAGATGTACAGGAACTTGTACAATTACAACTAGATGAAAAGATGGATGATGGATTCTTTGATTCTATGTTAGACGAAGTGTATGGATTCTTGAAACTATGTTTAGTAGGTGTTATCCTGTGGAATGTAGTACCAATAATCTACACTCGATATGTACACACTAAAGCTAACAAAAAATGAAAAAACTATTAGATAAATATAATTCACTGACAAAGAAGGAGAAGGCTATTGTCTTGACTGTTCTATGCTTAGGTGGGATTATTATATTAAATTCACTTTGAATCGACAATTAGTATAGCTAATGTCAAGACCCACTGCGGTGGACAATCTCGAACAAAGGTTACAACGAAAGTCACATAACATAAACATAAACATTAATAACAAAATACATAAGGAGATAATATATCATGGCTAATGGAGATACATCCCCCTCTCGTGTAGGACAAGTTAATAGTGCTGGTGATGTAGATGCTTTGTTTCTTAAAAAGTTCAGCGGAGAAATCTTGCAGACCTTTGAGGAGTCAAACATTTTCAAACCACTACATACTGTTCGCACAATCGAAAACGGTAAATCAGCTCAGTTCCCTGTTACAGGAATAGCTTCTGCTGACTATCACACACCAGGCGAAAACATCGCTGACGCAGGTAATTCTTACCTCAGTGACATCAAGAAAGCTGAACAAATCATCACTATTGATAAGATGCTTTTGGCTTCTACTTTCTTGTCTAACATTGACGATGTAAAGAACCACTACGATATTCGTTCAGTTTACGCTAACGAGTTAGGTAAGGCTCTTGCACTTCGTTTCGACACTGCTATTACTAAAGTATTCATCGCTGCTGCTCGTAGTTCTGCTGTCATTACTGGCGGTAAAACTGGTGGACAACTTGATGTTGCTAACAATGACTTCAGTGCTGGTGATGTTGCAGGTACTCCTGCTGCTGTTAC